TCAGGAATCTCTCCCCGATTGCGCCGATTTGATCCACCAACAACCGAAAGGCCTAGGTCATGACCCAAAACAAAACTGAACCGTCAGAGGATAAACCGATGGGCCTCTACCTATCACTCAATTCGGCTTTGTCAGTAGCGAATTGGATTGCCCCAACTGATGTGGCGGCCATGACTCTCGCCCGGCGGATTGCTTTAGCATTAGATACCGCGTATGACATGGGCGATCTTAAAGAGGCCACACCTTTGACGGCTAAATACTTAAACGTATTGCAGCAGTTGCATCTCACAGTTGAAACACGAACACTAGGAAAACAGGGCGAGGAAAATGACGGGACTAACCATGTCGGAGAATATTTACGGCTTATCCAAACCAAGGATAGAAAGCCCAAGCCTAAACCTGCCCAGCGCAGGGCCAGTGGTGGCGGCACTAGCTGACGAGTTAGGCGTACCACTATTACCTTGGCAAAGTCATGTCCTAAATGATGCGCTGAAAATCTTGCCCAATGGCAACTGGGCCAGATCATCGGTTGGCGTACTCGTAGCCAGGCAAAATGGCAAAACGCACATGATGCGGATGCGTATTCTTGCTGGCCTTTACATCTTTGGCGAAAAGAATGCCATCGCTATGTCCCAGACTCGGCAGCTGTCTTTGGACACTTTCAAACAAACTGTTGACATGGCCGAATCTTTAGATTGGATGCGAAAGCGAATCAAGCGAGTTTCCCGGACTAACGGCCAAGAGGAACTAGAGGTGTATTGCCACCATTACCCCAAATCATGTGGGGGCAAGTGTGAGCGAATACGCAAGTATTCAATCCGAGCAGCTACGAGCGAGGGGCCACGCGGTAGCACCGCCGACTTGTTGTATGTCGATGAATTGCGAGAGATTGACACCGCCACCTGGGCAGCCGTTACCCCAATCACCCGAGCCAGACCCAATGCCCAAGTGTTTTGGACATCTAACGCTGGCGATCTAACTTCGGATGTTTTGAACGAGCAACGCCGCCGCGCTTTGACCTTTGCTAGCGATCGGATGGGGTACTACGAATACAGCGCGCCAGCAGGTTCATCGGTTGACGATATCGAGGCTTGGAAAATGGCCAACCCTGCAATGGGCTACACGATCAATGAGCAAAACATTAAGGATGCGGCAACCTTTGACTCACCCGATGCCTTTAAGACCGAAACCCTATGTATGTGGGTGGATGCGATCGACTCGCCTTGGCCAATGCAAGTGTGGAATGAGTGCGAGTCGGATGTGGCCCTAGAGGATGGACTGCCAACATGGATGGCACTAGACCTAAACTTTAACCGCGAACTTGCTTGCCTTGTTACCTTGCAACAGAAAGAAAAGGGTTACGCCGTATTCTTGCACGAATGGAAAAAAGAGGGCGGAATCAACGACCTTGAATTGGCTGGCGAAATCGCCACACTGACTCGCCGCTATCGCCCAAGGGTGCTGGCCTATGATCCAAATACTGCTGGGTACATTGCGCCAAGACTTGCCCAGGCTGGTGTGCCAGTTGCGCCAACGCCTTGGAACTCGGCCAACTTTGCAATCATGTGCGACCAAACAATGAACGCGATGCAATCGCGGCAGCTGCTACACCCAGCCCAGGAAACTATGCACAGCCATTTGGTCAGTTGCGCTCGCCGCCCGGCATCCGATGGTGGTTGGCGAATTGCTAGGCGAGCCGCGCAAGTGCCGATCAGCGCGGCAGTTGCTTTGGTCATGGCGGTGGGTCATGCCACCGAACCACAACAAAGTGTGACTATAGTTAGTGCATAGCCCGCCTTGGGTTCTCATCGAGGCTGGCTGGCTAAACCAGAGGGATCAAGAACCACTAGGACTAGCCAGCCAGTTGATGTGACAACACGCGCAACAACGTGACAAAGCGCGACAAAATTATCCAAAGTCAGTTGCCTATGGTGTAATGCAAGAATGGGATTCATAGATTTTTTACTCGGCGCACCGACTGAAAAACCACAGATTGAAGCGCGTGCAGGTATTGCTATTCCGTTTTACCAAGACGCATACTTTACCCCGTTTAACACTTTCAGAGTTGACCGATCAAGCGCGATGCAAGTGCCAGCAGTGGCACGCGCTCGCAACATCATCGCTGGCACGATCTCGACACTTGGCCTGAACTCATACAACATGGTTACTGGCGCAAAGGTCGAAGGTCGCAAGATTCTTGAACAGCCAGACCCAGCCATCCCACTAGCTGTGACTATGGCTTGGACTGTTGAGGACTTGTTATTTCATGGCCGATCATTCTGGCAAGTGCTAGAGGTAAACCCCGAGGATGGCCGCCCGACACAGGCTCGGCGAATTGATCCGACACGGGTTACTTTCACAACTGATTTGAATACCCAAGAGATCGTGAACGGCTTTTACATCGAGGGCGGCTTGTTGCCAACCACAGGGGTGGGATCGCTAATCATGTTTAGCGGTATTGACGAGGGCATTCTCAACCGAGGTGGCCGCACTATCTCCACCGGGATGTAACCACCTTTGGCTACGATGCCGGGCAAATGCAACTTACTGAATCACGCTTGAACACCGCAGCTGAAATTGCGCGTATGTGCAACATCCCAGCCTGGTACATCAACGCCGAATCAGCCAGCGCAACTTATTCCAATGTGAGCCAGGAACGCCGAAGCCTTGTCGATTTCTCATTGCGCCCATTCATGAGTTGCATTGAGGAACGCTTGACGATGGTGGATGTTACGCCAAGAGGCCAAAAGGTTCGCTTTGATCTTGACGATTATCTACGCGGGAACCCACTAGAGCAGATCGAAGTCCTTGGCAAAATGCTTGACTACGGCATCATCAATGTTGATGAAGCGCGTGAGGAAATGGACTTAGCACCGAGAGGAAATGAAGCAAATGCAACTTAGTTTTGAGGGCCAAGTGTTGGCCGCAAATGTTGAAACCCGAACCATCAAAGGCCTTGTTGTGCCGTTTGCCAAAGTTGGCAACACCTCGGCTGGCCCAGTGCGCTTTGAGTTTGGCGCGTTCGGCGAGATTGACCCAAGCCAAATTGTTTTAAACATGGAACATGACCGCACACGCCCACTGGGTCGCGGGATTGCAGGATCAGAGGAAATCACCCCAGCAGGTATTTCGATGGCGTTCAAGATTGCGCCAACAGGTGCTGGCAATGATGCACTAGTCGAAGCATCCGAGGGATTGCGCCCGGCATTTAGCATTGAGGCCAATGTCGGTGAATACACCATCGAAAAAGGCGTGATGGTCGTATCAGCTGCCAAACTCGAAGCCGTAGCCCATGTCACCAATCCTGCATTCAAGGATGCTCAAATAGCGAGCGTTGCAGCCACAGAGGCTGATGACGAGATCGCCCCAGAAACCACCGAGGCGGAACAACCTGCCGAGGAACAACCACAGGAGATCACAGTGGAAGAAACAACCGCACCAGTGGCAGATGAAGTGACCGCAGCAGCGGTTGTTCACGCCGCAGCACCAGTGGCCTACGTCAAGCCTCGTAGCCCAATCAACAGCCAGGCAACATACCTGGAACACAGCATCAAAGCCAAAATGGGCAACCATGATTCAGCACAGTATGTGATGGCCGCCGATGACTCATTCTCAACCAACCCGGCATTTAGCCCGACCCAGTTCGTGAATCAAGTCATTGACACATCCATCGGATCACGCCCAGCCATCGATGCGATTGGCTCACGCGCCATCACTGCATCAGGCATGGTTATCAGCCATCCGAAAATTACAACAAGTGGCACAGTAGCTGACACCAACGAGGGTGCTGGCCCGTCAGAAACTGGCATCATTTCCAGTTATGTCAATTTGGATGTAAACAAGTTCGCGGGAATGCAACGCTATAGTGTAGAAATTTTAGAAAGAAGTTCCCCAGACTTTTTCCAAGCAATGGTTGACAACATGACACGCGCCTACAACAAGGCAACTGATTCAGCAGTCATCGCAGCCCTAACAGCAGGTGGCACACAGGCAACAGCACAGGATGCTGATTCTGATGGCATCATCGGATTCGTATCATCCCAAGCACCTGCCGCTTACCTAGCAACTGGCGAACTTGCCAGTGCATACATCGCTGGCACATCCCAGTGGTCATTGCTAATGGGTGCAACCGACACAACTGGTCGCCCAATCTACAACGCATACAACCCACAGAACAACGGCGGAGTTGCTGGCCCACAAAGCCTACGCGGCAACGTACTTGGCCTTGATCTGTATGTCGATCCAAACGTAGTAAGCACAACCATTGACGAGTCAGCATTCATTGTGACCCCGTCAGCTGTGGCCATCTATGAATCACCGATCTTGCGTATGTCAACAAATGTTGTGACATCAGGCGAAATCGAAACCATGCTTTACGGTTACTTGGCCGTTGGCGTTTTGGTTGCTGGTGGCGTACGCCGCTTTAACTTGACCTAAATCAAGTTAGTTAGAAGTGTGGGAGGTGCGGCCCTGTGCCTCCCACACACTTACACAATAGGAGGATGAAATGGCACTGATTACACTAAGCGAACTCAAAAGCGTTTTAGGTATCGGCGACATCTATGCTGACCCTATTGTCCAGGCAGTTGCCGACAGTGCCGAGAACATAATCCTGTCGTACCTAATCTTTGACGATGTGGCGATCAACGCCGTATCGCTTACAAGCAACGTGGCCCGATTCTATTGCTACGAGAATACATTTGTAGTCGGTCAGGCTTTGACCGTCACCAACTGTGGCTCACCTTTCAACGGCTCACGCACAGTGACCAAAGAGGGCGTGGATGAATACGGCGTGACATTCTTTGAAGCTGCAATTACAAACGCAGACATCACAAAGCGCAAGGTCATTCCAAATGGCCGAGCCGTATTAACCAGTCAAGCCGCGCTATACGACACCACACCAGAAGTCCGTGAAGCCGCTTTGGCCGTTGCTTGCGACATCTGGATCACTCGCACTGGCACACTAGGCCAGCAAGGTGTGGACTTTCAAAGCCCCGCACCGTACCGCCTAGGCCGTTCTATGCTGACCCGAGTTTCAGGCCTATTGGGCAAGCACTTAGACACCCGAGGTTACCTTGGCTAACTTGGCAACCTACCGGGCAAACCTTGCCAGCACTCTCGCAGCTGCTGGTCGGGTTGTTTACGCATGGCCAAATGAGAACATCACGCCACCAGCCATTGTGCTTGTGCCGGGATCGCCTTACATGACCGTTGGCGCAATCGGTGGGGCGCGTATTCATGTGCGCTTTGACATCACTTGCATAGTCAACGCAGCCGACAACCAAGCGGCTTTGGCAAACTTGGAAACCTTAATTTTGTCAGTAACCGATCTACTAGCCAATAACATTTCGTTTCTTGGTGGATGGTCGCAACCGACAGTTACGCAAATCGGAAACGCCGATATGCTCATAAGCCAACTCAACATCGAGATGGTCACAACCAACTAGAAAGGCAAGTCATGCCAGCAACATACATCACTGGTCGGTCATTGACATTGAGCATCAACTCGGTGTCATACGCAGATCAGGCATCAACAGTCACACTTGAAATGGAAAACAACCAGCAGGTGCTTGAAGTCCTATCAGGTCGCGCTTACAAGACCGTAGATAAGACCGCCACACTAAACGTGGAACTATACCTTGACGACACATCATCAGCTGGAATTATCAGCGCGCTCTGGGATGCGGCATCAAGCGCACCTGATACAGCGTTGGCATTTTCTTTTGATGTAAACGGTGACACATTCACTGGCAATGTATTTCCAGTATTTCCAACCGTTGGTGGCGCGGCCACTGACGTACTAACTACCAGCCTCAGTTTCGTTGTTGAGGATGGAACAGTCGCACGAGCCTAACGAATAGAACAGGGCAACCATTATGCAATACACAGTTACAACAAAACAGGGCAACAACTACATAGTGAGTGATGAAAACGCTTGGTTGTGGATTGAGATCGAACGTGAACTCGGTTACACAGTCAGCCAGGCGGCAGAGAAAATGAGCCAAGGCTCGTTGGATGTCATAACTTGTATGCTTTACAAGGCCGCAAAGGCCCAAGGCCATACCAAGTTACCAAACCAGCAAGCATGGGTCACCAATGAGTTTGAAACCTTTGAGGTGGTCGAGGATAGCCCAAAAGAGAACTCGCTGACGGACTCGTCAGAATAGCAGTTGTTACCGGGATACCTTTATCGGATCTGTACCAATGGTCACTCGCAGACATCAACACAGCCTTGCAGCTGATAACAGAGAGGAATGGTCATGGCTGAAACAAGAACCACAATTACAGTCAGGCCAGACCTTGCCGATTATCGGGGTTTACTTAAAGCATTGAATGTGATGGACAAAGAAGCCCAGTTCGAACTCAAAAACGAGGTTTACTCAATCAGTTCATGGACTGCCACAGAAATTCAACGGGCTGGCTTTGCCCACCCTTACTATCCAAAACAAGCACGAATTGTAGCTGAAACTGTAAGAGCAGCCCGAGATCGTGTACCGACTGTTTATGTAGGCGGTGGCAAGGGTCGGGTGTCAGGTGGCGCAAATGCTGGCCAGTTATTGTTCGGCAATGAGTTTGGTGGCGATCGCAATGCCTTTGGCAACGCTAACGCATTTCCTAATGGCGGCTTTAGATTCCCACCTCGCACATCCCGAGAGGGTCGCGGAAATACTGGATACTGGATTTTCCCAACACTAAAGGCAATGCAACCAGAAATTAAGAGAAAATGGTTTGAAGCGATCAATAAAGTAATGGACAACTGGGCAAGGACACCATAATGGCTGACGTTAGAACACTCAAACTTTCACTGCTTGCCGATGTGCAAAAGTTCCTTAGTGGTATGGATCAAGCAGACAATGCCACAAAGTCTTTTTCTAGCAAAGTCGGCAAGTATTCCAAGGCAATGGCGAAATCATTTGCCCTTGCAGGTGTTGCGGCTGGTGCTTATGCAATCAAGATTGGCATTGACGGAGTCAAGGCAGCCGTTGAGGATGAGGCATCCCAAAAGCAATTAGCCGAAGCCTTAAAGAATACAACTAACGCAACCGATGCACAGATTCAAGCCACCGAGAAATACATTGGCTCGCAACAGTTGGCCTTTGGCATCGCCGATACTAAGTTGCGCCCGGCACTGGCTAACCTAGCCCGAGCCACTGGCGATGTAAGCAAGGCACAAGAACTTACTAACCTTGCAATGGACATCAGCGCGGCCACAGGCAAAGACCTAGAGGGCGTGTCACTTGCACTTTCCAAGGCCTACAACGGCAATCTGGGCGCACTTACAAGGCTTGGTGTCCCATTAGATGCTGGCATCATTAAGACCAAAGATTTCAACGCCGCACAAGATGAACTTGTCCGCCTATTTGGTGGCGCGGCTAAGGCTAATACCGAAACCTATGCAGGTCAGTTGGCTATTGTCACAGAGCGTTTTGGTGAAATGAAAGAATCTATTGGCGTTTCTTTATTGCCAGTAATGAAAACTTTATTAGAACAGGTCAACTTAGCAGCCAAAGCCTTTAGCGGTGACGATCCAGAGGGATTAAGTCTTAGAGCAAGAGAACTAGCTGGAACTTATGACGGTCAAGGATCTGGGGCGTACAATTTAGGTTTAGCGATACGCAATGTGGCTGACTCATTCGGCAAAGTATTTGAGGCACTTAATAGTTCTGATGCTACTGGTGCGACTGATAACGCTCAAAACTTTGCAAATGCGCTCAACAATGTTGCAAGCGCAATTAATACAATTGCTAACGCTTACAGCAGAGCCAAGGAAATAGGCGGCGGCATTATTGATTTTATAACAATAGGCCCCGGCGGACCAAAATTTGCCGATACTGCATTGGGCCAAAGTTTGGGATACACCAACCGTGCAGCTGGTGGCTCGGTTATGGGTGGACAGGCTTACAGAGTCGGAGAGTTTGGCCCTGAAATGTTTGTCCCAAGTGGTTCAGGCTCAATTCGCCAAGACAAGGGTGGCCAAGGTGTAACCATAATCATGAATGGCATCATTGATGGTGAGTCTGCACGCCGTAGCATTGAAAGACTGTTGCAAGATTCATCACGCCGAACAGGTGCGATCAACCTTGTAGGTGCAACACTGTGACAACTTATGATCCTTATCCCACAGTCACTTTTGGTGGGACCACAACTTATGCAGACCAAACAATTTCATCTATTGCAATCCGTATGGGCCGTAATGATGTAACAGAACAACCGCAACCCGGCTATGCATCAATTAGGCTGTGGACTGATGCCAGTGATCCTTTGGATTTGTCATTGAGTCAGTCGGTATCAGTAAGCATTGACAAAGGCACAACAGGAACACAAGAAATCTTTTACGGCACAATCTCAGACATTGACATAACCTTAGATGCTTATGGTTCAGATGGATCAATCGCCGTTTATTCAATAACAGCAGTAGGCCCATTGGCACAATTAAATCGCCGTTTAGTCGGTGCAAGTAATTACGCCAAAGAGTATGACGGCACACGAATTTTAAACATTTTAAGTGAAGCATTCCTAACTGAATGGGATGATGTAAGCCCTACATTGACTTGGGCTAGTTTGCCAGTTGGAACGACTTGGGATTCTTACGATGCAGTAGGTCAGGCTTTGGTTGATAACTTGGTGACCAATGTTGATGTGCCGGGACAATACGAACTAGAGGCATACAACGATGGCGATGCAGATGCGTATTCATTAGCAATACAAGCTGCTAACTCTGGTCGAGGCGTACTTTATGAGGGTGGAAATGGTGACTTGCATTATGACGATTATTTGGCCCGATCAAACGCAACACCTTTAGTGCTTACTGGCGATGACATTCTTGCCCGAGGTTTACGCACCGCCGCGCAATGGGGTGAAATTGTAAATGATGCCATTGTGACTTATCGAGCAGGGGAAACCGAAGCCAGAGATGAGCAGTCAATCATTCTCTATGGTCAACTAACTGGCAGACGCTCAACCCAGTTGCACAACTTAGTTGATGCCGAGGCTCAGGCAGCTGATTTTATTGCATCAAGGGCCTACCCAAGAATGTATCCAGAGCAGATTACAATCCCATTGCATTCACCAACGGTCAGCGATGCCACACGCGATGCACTAGCTGCCGTTTACAACGGTTTAAGAATCAACACAACGGCATTGCCAGCAGTATTTGGAACAAGCTTTGATGGCTTTGTAGAGGGTTACACATGGAACTTAACCCGATACACTGCTGAATTGGCTCTTACCTGCTTCAAATACCACCAACCACAACTTGGGCAGGTTATACTCCAAGTACGACAGAATGGCAGGACCTCTAGATGGCAACAACAACTCCGAATTACGGCTGGCCAGTACCAACCAGCACTGATTACGTCAAGGATGGCGCAACAGCCATTGAGGCATTAGGTGATGCCATTGATGCTACTGTGTTTGGGCTTGGAGGGTCAGCGTTAACCTTAGTCAAGTCACAAGTTATCGGTACAACGGTTTCATCCGTTACAGTCACAGACGCTTTTACGACTGATTATGATGCTTACAGAATTATAGTTGCTGGTGGAATTGGCTCTACAAATATTAGTACAACAACTTTCAAACTTGGCGCAGCCGCTAGTGGATACTTTTTTGGTGGTACTAGAGTTAGTTGGACTGGTACTTTAACAGGGAATGGCAACAATAACACAACATCTTGGGAAGCTATTTGGCGAGCGGGAACAGGTGTTATAAGTCTTGACATTGACTTAATAAATCCATTCTTAGCAAAACCTACTTTTATAAATGCAAAAATGGTTAGTTTTACCGCTTCGGAAAGTTATACGGGATATGGCTATCATTCAACCGCGACTTCCTACACAGATTTCACAATGGCAATAACACAGGCTGGACCGCCGACTATTACTGGCGGAACAATTTACGTTTACGGATACTCAAAGGTATAAAAATGGCAACGACAAAACCACTAATACAAATAGATAATTTAGTTCGTGAAATGACGGATGAAGAATACGAAGAGTATTTAGAGCAGGTAACGGAACCCGAATAATGGCACTTCCAATTAAGAACGGTAAGATCACAACCGCCTACAAAAAGCCAGGCAAGATGTGGTCAAAGGGCTACCACACAGGCGTTGACTTTGCTTGCAAGATCGGCACACCAGTGTTGGCAGTAGCTGACGGCAAGATTGAGAACGCCAACTGGGGAAAGTCATACGGAAACCAAGTTGTGCAAAAGGTCGATGGTGGCTGGGTAATCTATGCACACTTAAACAAGGTTCGTTGCAAGCCCGGTCAAACTGTCAAGGCTGGATCAATTGTTGGTGAAGTTGGGTCGACAGGAAACTCATCAGGGCCACACTTGCATTTTGAAATGCGCGACAACATACGTTGGTCAGCAGGTAAAGACATCGACCCGAAAGGGATCTTGGCATCATGACAAAATACAAAACATTCTTTGTGCGCGTAGTCGCACTAATTGCATACGAGGGCCTAGCCACCTTTGGCCTATCGGCTGGCGTTGGCATCGAACCAATTAAGGGCGCATTGATGGCAGCACTATTGCCATTGGTTGTTGTCTTGCGCGAAACCGCAAAAAACTTAATCGATGACGGCAAATTGACCCAAGCCGAAATGGATGAAGTTATTACAACAGCGGCCAAAAAGAAGCGATGAGACTTGGCCCAGTGATGGGCATGGTTGTTGTGTTTTCCTTGTTGCTGGCTGTGCCAGTGATTGCCGTTGACCGTCAGCCCTACGCCGTAGCAGCTGCAAAGACCTCGGGCCTATGCAAAAACACAGACCCACAGTCCTACAAGTCCGGGAAGTGGACAACTTTTGCAGGGTGCGCGCCTTTAACATTGGGTGGGGATCGCTCATTATTTTTTGCCCAGTTGCGGTTGGTATGTGAAAAGCGGCCAAAATATGTCAAAGTCAGACTTGCCAGGCTAACTCCTGACGGCATCAACAGCACTGGAACAAACACCTGGGTTATGGGTAAGAATGCCCCACTGAATTGGTCAGGCACGATGTATTGGGAATCAAAGACCAAGCATCCAATCGTTGCTCAATTCAAAGTTGTGGGCGGTAAGTGTGTCAGCAATGAGAGGCAGTTCAAATGGTGGCAACCCTAAAGCCTTACCGAGTCGGCCTTGTCGGCTTGATCGTGGGTGCATCGATGTTGTTTAGCAGCTCAAACGCTTTTGCCGAGCAAGCCTTGACCACCGTTACTTGTGCAGATCCACAAGGAAACGTGCAGGATTTTGAGATTGGTTGGGATAACTCGAACCAGTTTTTTGAGGGTAAAGGCGACATACCGAGGCTTTATTGTGAGGGTGGTTATGCCCAGCCCTACACCATTTACATCGCCGATACCTTGCCAGCCGATAGCCCTTTGCGGTGGTACGCAGGTATTGCGCCAACGCCATCACCCACACCAGAGCCATCAATGACCATAGAGCCAACACCAATGCCAAGTCCCGTAGTTTCGCTTGAACCATCACCTATACCAACTCTCGAACAAAGCCCAGAACCCACACCAGAGCCAACACAAATGCCACAGCCCGCACCAATTCCAACATCTATCGAGCCAACCCCTGCGCTAGTAGTGCCATCAGTGTTGCCGATAGAACCCACACCAATAGCGACACCAGAACCAGAACCAGAACCAACGCCATCGCCAGTTGTAGAAACACCCGAACCAACCGCCGAACCATCGCCAACTCCGATCGAGCCAAGCCAAATGCCAAGCCCGATCCCAAGCCTAAATGCCCAGGCAGTGACTTTGGAAGTACCGACACAGCTGATGGCGATCCCGGGCGTAGAGGAATTGGCCAAGGCCGCCGAGGCAATCATGAACATCGGGTCAGACATGACACCCGAGCAGAGAGAGGAATCCCAGGCAGTCGCAGTCGCGGCGGTACTGGTAACACAAATCGCAAGCAGCGTTAGGAGAGTGAAATGATGAAATGGTTTAGAAAGTATGTAGAGGCAATTACCGCCGACACTTATACCTATGTGGGCCTACTCATCGCGTATTTCACCCTTGATGGATCGGCTAAGAAAGTCACAGGGCTGCTGATTATCGTGGGTATTTTGGTTTGGTTGTTGACCTTGCCATTACGCGATGACGACACGCCCAAAGAATAACCTAGACACAATGTCAGGTATTGTCATACTATGTCACTAAGGAATGAGGGGCCAATGGAAAAGTATCTTACAGCCAAAGAAGCAGCTGACAAACTACGGGTAAGCGAACGCACACTTATCAGGTGGGAAAAGTCAGGGGCATTAAAGCCCAAGCGCATCGGCGGCGTTAAGCGATACAAAGCCAGCGAACTCGACAAATAGAACAGGAAAACAGGGCATGGGACTACTAACACTTTTAGGCTTTGGATTATTTTTCATAGTCGGCATTCTTGTCGGTGTAGCCATAGAGAATAATCATCAAGAGCAAAAGCGCAAGCAAGCATCCATTGACTATTGGCGATGGGCTAACAACAAAGAAAACATTGAGAACCAAATGGCAAAAGATGGATGGGCAATCTAATGGCAGGTTTTGATTTAGAGGCATACACAACAGTCCAAGAGCGCATTAAAGAGTTCTATGGCAAGTATCCCGATGGCTCATTGCAGTTTGAGTTCAAGGGAATCTTAGACGGATCGCCGTTAATGATGTGGGGCATCGCTTACGCTTATCGCACACCAACGGATGAACGCCCAGGCATCGGCACAGCTGCCGAACTGATCGAGGGCAAGACACCTTACACTCGGGGCAGTGAATTGCAGAATCTAGAAACATCAGCATGGGGGCGTTGCCTAGCGGCTTTGGGACTTGGACTATCCAAGGGCATTGCATCCAAGCAAGAGGTGCAAGCAGCCAAGGATCGTCAAGCACCTGGGCCAGCCAAGCCAAAAGAGGTTGACCCTTGGGCAATAATAGATGAACCTGATTTGAATCGGCCAGTATGCGCTCATGGTCACATGGAACGCAAGACCGGGCTAAAGAAAGACGGCACACCATACGCTGGTTGGATCTGTGCAGACAAAGGCGCATCGGTTAGGTGTGAAGCAATCTGGGATCGATCATGAACCCATTGCATAGCGATCATTGCCATTGTGCGTGTCCATTGTTAGCACAAAGATTGGTTGAATTGATTGCCGCAATGAAATCAAATAACGGCAGTCACGCCCTTTGGATACTGCAACTAGAAAACTTATTGGATGATTACGATGTGTGATCATGGAGAACCAAAAGGGGCTAGGTATTGCGCCCTTTGCAAGCGCGATGGAATGTCGGCCAAGATTGATGCCATTAGCCAGGTTAGCGAACACGCTGATGGGACATGGTGGGCCGCATCAATGCGAGCCATAAACCACCTTGCAAAGACTCGGGCAACTTTTACAGCTGATGATGTGTTGGAACTAGTCGAGGCACAGGGTTATCGAACCAAAGAAAACCGAGCGATGGGGGGTGTCATGCGACACGCACAGATTAAGGGGATTATCGAGATCACTGATGTATTTGAGCCGAGCCACAATAAGCGCAAGCACGCCAGCCCAACAAGAGTGTGGCGTTCATTGATAGTCCCGGCACAAATGGAGTTGGCAAGTGAGTGAATCGGAGGTCATGCGTTGCGGTTGTGGCGGATGGGTATACATTGGCAAGCCGTGTGGGTTTTGCTTGAAATGGAGTAATCGTGGATGACACAACATTGGATCTATTTGCCAGCATTAGGGATGCGCTTAAAGGCTTGGCAGCTGCCGTTGAGCAAATCGAAGCAAGAGTGAGGATTTTAGAAAATGAATGATGCAGTTTGGGAAAGCATAGAACGCAAAATTAAAGGCCATTATCTAGCGGCTCAAAACCTGCCACAGTCATGCCCACAATGCGCCAAGATACTTGAACCAGTTGATTTTGGCGTTGACCCTGACCTAAACGAAAGAATGTGGGTCACACATTGCTGTGGTAACTGGGAAAAGTTTTATGAAAAGTTAGGCCCGGCAGACTTAATATAAACAAACGACACGCGGATGCCAAGAAACAACCGCGTGCCGCTCGTAACGATGCTAACATCGCAAGCACACACGCTCTAGTCAAGAGTATAACTGATGCCCGACTAATCCTCGG